CGCCTTACCTCTTTGCCGCCGCTGGCAATATGATCAATAAATGCTGTGTACGCGGCATGGAGAGCCTTGGTCAGACGCTCTCTATTCTTTATTCGGATGCGGGGGAAAGATCGTCCGCGCCATCCTCGCTAATTTCCCGCTTAGGCTCATCAACCCCATACCGGGCATTGATTGCCGCGACGTTAGCAAGGTAAGCCGCCTCGGTCTTTTTCCGCATCACTTCCATCGCTTCCAGTTGTGCATTCAATTGGGCTGCATAGTTGTCGGCGGCGGATTTCAGCAATTCTTGGCGGAATTGCTCAGTCATTTGTTGCATATTCATGGTGTTCACCTCGGATAATAAATTAACGGTCAATGCCCCGGCGCAGGCGAGCAGCAGCAAACGCTGCTAATACGCCGCCGATGGTTGGGTCAACTGCGTACCCCGTCTGGTCGGCGATATACAACGCCGCCGTCGCCGCGATGGAAACATACGTTCCCCATCCCGGAAACCAGTCCAGCGGGTTCAGTGCCATCAACCAACGGTTAGGGGTGTATTGCCGTGGACGGATAGACGCAACAGGTGTGGCTTGCTGCATCAGTTCGGGTGGGATTGTCGGGTTATCGAAATCGCCCATGACTTCCGGTTCCTCCTCTGCGACGGATGGCGGGTTAAAATCCCCCCGCCACATAGCAATTTCCTTATGACGACGTTTCACTAACCCCTTAACTGTCACTTTCTTACCGTCAATCGTGACCTTAATCCATTTCAACAACTCGTCTGGAACGGCGGTCAATAACCCTGCATTCACCCGCTTAAGCAGTGTTGAGCGACTAAATGCGGGTTCACCCACGTTAAAGCAAAAACTGGCAAGTGCATCAAACTCGTGCTGTTTCAGCGGGGCTTCGACAAGACGTTCGACCACTTTTTCATAAACTGGCAAATCTTGGGCAAGAATCGCGTCTACATCTTCCCTCGTGATGCCGTTACGCCAGTTGATTTGCTGACCGGTGCTTCGGATCAGGATATAACCCTGTGCCAGCTCCTGCTGTGTGATCAAATGCCCCACGCCGATCGTCGGCAATCCGGCAGAATCGTGGTACATGCGGGTTTTGAAACCCTCCAGTCCGATCAGCATTTGCCGACCTTGTGCGCTCATTTGCATAGTGTCCTCCTGCCTCACGGCAGTAGTAGTTGTGTTACAAACCCATCCGTAGCTGATCAAGCCAACGCCAGAAACCCTTCCAGCGCGTAAACAACCGCACCGCGTGGTAGTACCACTGCGCAGCCGGGAACCCATCCGCCCGCAGCTTTTCGCGGAAAATCACATCAATCTGATCGCGGGAGTAGGGCATACGCGGGTCGTCTTCCCACTGCAACAGCGCGTCGTGGATCAAGCTGGCGTAGTACGTGTACGGGTAGCCGGTGACGGGGTTCGGCGCACCGTCAGGCGTACCAAACAGCAACCAACCCCACTTGAACTTAGGGCTGCACCCATCCCATGTATATTCCGGCTCAATGCTGATCGTGCCATCCGCGCCAATCGTCAGCCACAAGCGGTCATGCGCATCAGTAAAAAATACCGTGTCGTACTGCCATTGGCGGAAATTCGGCGCAATGCTGGTGCGCCACGAAAACGCATCACGCAGGCGGTATTTCCAAACGTTGGGCTTTTGTTTCATTGCATCTCCTACGTCTCACGACGTTAGCTTTTGGTCATCGTAATAGATGTGCTGTAACCCGGCTTACGGATCATCTTGTGGGTGCAGCGGCGCACTGTCCACAGCCCGATCAATTCTGGTTTGCGGAATGTCAGGTCAGTAACAACGCCGATTTCTGCACGCACCAACGGATCGCCGCGCTTCAAGGTCACATCAAGCGAATAATTGTCACGCTCCAGACGCTCCAATTCCGCGTTGGCGGCGGCATCGGCTTCTGCTTCAGTGGCGAATATACCCGGTAATTTCTTGCGGTTTTCGCCGCCAGCAGTTTCGGTTTGCTTTACCTGCTTGGTGCGCGGCTTGCTTTTTACGGATTTGCGCTTGGCTGCCACGGTGTCATACCAATCGGCTTCCACGCCGTCGTATTCGCCGCGCCCCGACTGGCTGTAACGCGCACCGGGCTGAATATCGGAAAGC